AGCCTGACCCCTATTGCCATGGCTGCGGGTGGGGCGTGGGCCAAGGCCATGCGCCCTGGTGCGAGTTCAACCCGACGCGGTGCAAAGAATGTTCGGGCCAGAACGGCCACCATGCGGACTGGTGCAATAGGAAGAAGGCCTAGCCGTGCCCGACCTGACCGCCCGCTGACCATTTTGCCCGGGCGGACGAAATGGTCAGGATGGCCCTGATTATGCCGGGGACTCATTGCCGCTTACCATGTCCCCAGCGATCCCCGCATAGCCCGCCAGGTCCACATAATTGTCCTCATGAGGCATTTGCCCGGACATCCGGGCCAACTTAAGCAACATCATCATATGGGCCACGTCAAGAGGCGTAATGGGCTCGTGCAAGTATGCTCCCCAATAGGCAGCGATCAGCTTAAAACTGTCTTCTGGATCACCGTATGCATCCTGGCGTTCTCCGTTGATAATGGCCTTCGCCTTGTCCAGGATTGAGCCGCGATCGTTCATGACCACCTCGTGGCTTTGATCTCTTTCTTATCCTGGTTTCCGCTTCGACTTCCCTTCAAAGTGATGACCGCAAACCCTTTTGGCCTTTCCTCAAGCATCATATCCGGGGCATAGGAATCGTCATAATCCAGGCAATGCGCCGTAGTGACTATTTTTTGGGGAATGGTTATTTCAACCACATCGCGTCTTATCAAAAGATTGGCACTTGCGTCTGATTCAAGATAAGTATGCGTATGACCAAGAAGATAGAGGTCATAACATGGCGCAATCGTGGTACGCAAGCGATCCTGAACGTTGGCTTTCGCCCCCAAGGTCTTGCCCCCCCCTACGCCATGATGCATGGCCACCATGAATAGACTTGTACTACAGAATATCCCGAGCTTCCCAATAGCACCCAGATAGGGAATACCCAGACGGTTAGCGATTATCTTGTCCAGGTTTAGGCCTGTTTCCCTCATTAGCCGTAAGTGGTGATTACTGCCCACGAAGCCTAGACACTTATCTGCGATCGGGGCCAAATCCTTCGCTAATTCTTCTACTTCTTTTTCCAGACTCAGACTTGAATATGGCGAGGACTTAGAGCTTTTAAGGGCGACATTCAGTAAGTCCCCCGTGGAAATCCAGCGGGTATCCGGGCTTTTATAGATCATCTTTATGGCACGCTGGAATAGATCAACATCGCATGATTCATCGCCGCGATGCACATCCCCAAGATTCCACAAGTCTACGGTCTCAGGGAGCCGATGACATGGGATTTTCTTATTTCTCAGAATCATAAGGCGTCCTATGAAAACGAAACGGGGGCTTAGGCCCCCGATTTTACGCTGCCGACAGCGTATGGGTGAAGAGCATGGACTGTGCCATGTCCGAGAAGATGAGACCCCGGGATTGTTTCAAGACTTAATACCCCGCTGCGGAAAATGGTGTTGATGTAGTGGCGCCTGCACCACCAACACCTCCATTCGCCCCCGTTCCCAAGCCACCCGAGCCACCTGTAGCTGTCAAGTTGGGCGTCCCAGTTAATGTCCCTAGGTAATAAAGACCCACCTTCCCGCCGCCGGATCCAGCGCCCCCTGAACCAGCTCCTCCCGATCCGCCTGCAATGCCATTGGCGGAGAGAAGATGCCCGGTTGTAAGCGTGACGTTCCCACGCACCAAAATAATTAAATCGCCGCCAGTGCCGGTTCCCCCATTAGAACCACCAGAAGCGGCAACCCCGGGAGGGTTGCCCGCTCCCCCTCCTGCATCAAAACCGGCACCAGCTGATCCGGCCCCCCCATATTGATCTGCATCTACAGAGAAGAAGGCAGCTGCTCCATAGACACCCCCAGAAGCCGAACCACCACCCCAGGGAGTCCCGGGGCCACCTCGCCCACTATAAATAGCTGCGCCGGCGACATAAATTCCGCCCCCACCTCCTCCTCCAGGGGCACTTGACCCGGCAGACCCAGCATACCCGTTGGCTCCTCCGCCCCCGTTGTTATAATAATACGGATGTCCCGACGCGCCCGTTCCGCATCCCGCCGCTGAAATAATGGATGTTCCACGGCCCACCCATGAGGCGTAGTCCGCCTGGACGTCGCCAAATCCTGGAGGCGGCCTGGCGAAAAGGTTAGGATCTCCGAGGAAATACCCAGTTGACGCGATGTACTGGAAAAAGGCCTGTTGCCTGGTGTTCTGGCCGGTAAGGACGATGCTCGTCGGAACTAGCAAGTCCTGGACGACCCAGTTCGCGTCGCCGGCTGCCCCCCTCCCGGTCATGGATATGGACCCGGACGCGCCCATGGTCAGGGAGTCGCACAGGATGATCAGACCGCGATTGCGGTTGGTGGTGGTGAGGGCCGCATTGACGGTCAAGTTTCCGTACCGCACCACCTGAATAGGACCGTCAAGCGTGGTGGGTATCTGGGTGGCCGTGGAGATGGTGACGTTGCCCTGGCTGGGATAGAGCGCGAACAGGTTGGCCAGGGATGAGCCCGACGGGCACGTCCATTTGTACGTCCAAGCCTGGGCGTTTGGCGTCGGGGTGTATATGGTCCCGGGCTTGCCCTGGCCCAGGGCAAGCGACGGGAGCAGCAACGCTACGGCCAGGAATATCGATAGCAGCCGTGTGAAGAGGCTTTTGCGCTTGGGCTTCATGCTAACCCTCCGAACCGCTGACATCGCAGTCAAGGCCACTCTGGTCGAAATAGACCCGGATTTTGTTTGGGTTTAGGCATGCCAACCCCCGCAACTCAAAAGTGGCGTTCGGCGCGATGGGCTCCGTTGTGAGGATGGTGGCCAGCACATTGTTAGAACTGTCCGTGCGCGTAAGGGTCAAATTGCCTTGCACGCTTCCGGTATTCGTGAACCTGGCCACTGAAAGCACGGACGTGAGGCTGGAAGCTGGGGTGATTAGGTCGGTCGTAGTGCTGGCAGTCACAGCATGCAATGACCACGTTTTGTAAGCCTGGGACATGTCAATAGCCTCCTGACCAGAACATGAGTTCCGTCACTAGATAGCTGGGGGAGTTTTTCAGTTGCGTGGCCGGGATGCTTCCTGTGGAATCTAGTGTGGCAAGCCCATTTGCTGATCCGGCCCCAAGTAGTGTTTGCACCTGTGAAACTGTCAAGGCGGAAGGGGCGGACGATGAACCGGACACATTGCCCAGGAGAGTATTGTTCGCCTGCGACTGAAGCGTAACCGAGGGATTTGGCGCACCAGCAAGCGACACACTCCAAGCCGAAGACGTACCACTCCCGTTGACGTATGTGACCGACACCACCAGGGAAGTCCCGCTATAGTTCGTGACCTGGCTTGTCATCCAATTGGAAGGCGTGGCCGTTTCGTAAATGAGCACATATTGCCCGGCCTTGAACTGCAAGCCAGCGGGTACGGTGAGGGTTTGCGTACCAGTTCCGATGGTCAAGGAAGTGGTGGAAGTCGTGAAAAGAGCCGAGGCATAATTGGCCGCCGCAATGGAAGACAAGTTCGCGTTGGAGGCACTGGCGTGAGCATTGGCCGCATAGGTCCCGGCAAGTCCTGCCTGGGTTGTGGCCGTGGAAGCCGAAGAGGAAGCGGAAGAGGCACTGGACGCGGCGTTTCCCGCCTGAGTCGTAGCTGTCCCAGCTTCTGTTGTAGCCGTGGAAGCCGACCCCGCCGCCGCCGTGGCTGATAAGGTCGCATTTGAGGCGTATCCTTCGGCCTCGGCAACGGCCCCCTGGGCTGCGGTCCCCCAGGTGAAAGCATTCTCCGCTGCCGTGTTTGCCGCCGCCGCTGAAGCGGCTGCAGCGGCTTCACTTTGGGCGGCGCTTGTCGCGCTTAGATTTGATGCCAATTCCGAGGAAAGAGCCGCAGCAGCCGATAGTGCTGCATTTGAAGCGCTTTCTTGGGCGCTGGCCGAGTGGGCAGATACAAAACTCGCATTGGAAAGGACCGTGGTAACGGCCTGCTGGCACTCGGTTACGGATGTCTCAAGAAGAGATGTTGCAGGGTTGCCATTCGCCTGGAAAATCTCGTCTAGGGTGCAATCTGCCGAGAGAACATAAGCCGTTCCGTTGGCATGGTATTGGTCATCGGGAGATGATATGTAAACATTGTACGGGGAGTTGCAATACGCATATGGATAAAGCTGGACCGTGGCAACCCCAGAGGAATCGGCCGTGACGGTGACTCGCGTGGAGAGCAAGACACCATCCGGGGTACTCGCATTCCTCACGAGTTGGAAAACAATATTGGCATCCGGGACAACAGCCCCGGATGAATCCAATATCGTACAAGTGACCGTGACCACGCTCATGACTTAACTCCCAGAGGACATCGGGGTAGTGCTGGCATTGGAAGCCGGGGCCGCATTTGAAACTGCGGCGTTCGGGATGCTGAAAGAGGTGGAAGTGGGCCATGCGGGGATTTGATAGGTCTGTACAGCTTTGATCGTGGTGAGTGCGGATATGGCCGTCTTCTGGGCTTGGTACTGACTGAACATGGCCTGAGTCCATGCAAACATGGCAGCGGTGAGAGCCTGGAACTGATCGGCAGTCATGGGGACAGCCACGTTGGCCAGATTGAGCCAGGAGAAATTGACGGGAAGCACCATGCCCCCAGCTATCTTGGCCTCGGTGCCAGTCATAAGCGCCCGGCTGGTCGCATCCACTTGCCAGGTGTTCCCGTTGGCATCCGTGAAGGTGCCGTATAGGGTGTTGGTGTAGGACATGCCCAGGGCGGCCAAGGCCTGATTGACCAGGTTTATGACTGGCTGGATTTGGCTCATGGTTTTGTCGGGGACCTGTCCCAAGGCCAAGGAAACGGGCGCTCCCGTAGTCACATTGTAGAAGGTGACCCCCCGCCAGTCTGGGACTGTACTCCATGCTCCGGTCGTTGGGCTAAATACAGCGGCCTGGTTCGCGGCCAAGGCAGGCGGCACAACATGAGTGGAATGAGCCGGAGCCGAATATCCGCCCGTCTGTGGATTGGCGACAACTTCCCGAGGGCCTATCAGCTCAAAGCTGTTCGGATCATAGAGATAAAAGATCATGGGTCCCCCCTAATATCCGTTGGAGATAATGAGGTTGAAATATTTGTTCTTCATCGTGGTTTCCAAGGCTTGCGGCACATTGGCAAAATCGGCAGGAATCAAAGTGTCCCCGGTTACTGCCATATCCAGGGTGTACGCATTATAAGGGGCACCAGCAGCATTCCAGTTTTGATAGTTTAAAAGACTAGTCCCGCCCGCCGCACCACCACCATTACCCATGGGGTGGTTGTGCTTCTTGATTCCATCTTCCTGGATGGTCAGAACTGCATCGCCCATGGTTCCGTCACCGCGAGCCAAGCGGCTCGCGGATTGCAAGTCGACGCCGCGCCCATTGTCTTTTATCCGGATGGCATAGCCTTCCGAAATGGGGGTACGAAAGCTCGAACTTAAGACCTTGAGGGTGCCTGTGCCATTGGTGGTGAAGTTGACTATCGGGCCTGTGGCCGTGAGTGACACCTGGAAGGTGTTGCTAACCTGGTTGCGCACCCAATAGTCCGTGGCGGCCAAGAGTCCATTTGGCATCGTTCCCGTAGTGGAAAACTGGACCACATAGCCAGTGGGGAGCGCAGTTCCAATGCCTATGTAATCGGTACTGGAGGAAATGCTGGTTACAGCAGTCCCCGCGCTTGAGATCAAATCGCCTTCGGCCAAGCCAATGATGCTGTATAAGGCCGGATAGACATTTCGGGGATAAAAACTTCCATCACACAGAAGCGCCCAATAGGGGATGGTATCGGAGGCCCAGAGGGAAGGTATCCCGGCTGGTATTCCACTGCCCCCACTAGATGGCGCGGAGTAGATGTTGACCGAATCCCCAAAGACATAGACGGCGCTCCCGGTGCTTACCGCGATACCTGTGCCAGCAGCGGTCTTGCAGGTTACAGTATGCCCTCCGGTGCAGGCGTTGTTTATGATCCAGGCCCCGGCCATGCTGGGAAAGATCAAGTTGAGATTGGCCGTAAGCGCGCCCGTGATGGTTATAATCGGCTTGCCATACTGGGCCGGGGTTAGGGTCACGTTGGCGCTGGTCATGGTGATCGAGGCGATGCCGTTCGTAAGATCGGGGACCCATCCCGCCGAGGCCGCCGCCCCCGTGGTCACCGACTCGGGGTTGACCTCGTTGCCGTCCACGGTGTTCAGCCAGTAGCCAGTACCATCCGACCTCATGACCCGGGCACCCTTGGGGTAACCCAGGATGTTCGCGTTTGAGGCTGCGGTAGGATCGTAGGGAAAACCGGCCCCCAGGGAGTACCATTGATTCAGGGCACTCAGGGCGTTCAAGATGCCATTCATGTCCTGGCCAGAGGGCGGTATGCCGCCAGCAGCCAGAGGGGTCATGGTAAGCGGCGGAAATCCGTCCGTGTAAGATGCAGCCCCAGGAGTTATGCCAATTTGAGACAGTACGGGGATAGTGGTTTTTAGGGCGCTTTCAGCCGCGAAGGGCAAAACGACCTTGGCCGGCGCATTAGTTGAGTTCATCTAGGGCTCCTACGGGTAAAAATACGCTTTGTCCAAAAGGTGCGGCGGTAATGGTTCCTGCCTCGGAAAAGCCGAACAGTGGAAGAGGACTATTGAAAACGGTAGCCCTGACTCCGCATGGTACGGGGAAAATCTTGGTCTGGGTGATGATGGCCAACTGAAATGGCTCAAGCGTAAACTCGAAGGTATATCGCATTTGCATGTGGCCCATGTCGTTGCAATAGAATCGTCCGTCACCTGAAAAAACATAATTCATTATTGCGTTTATGGCGGGGACAGTCGTTGCGGACAGGTTTGAAAGGGCCTTGGCCAGGATCAAAATACGGAAATAGTCATCGGACAGGCTGTAGGTGTTGGTCAAAGGCGCTTGACCACTGAAAAATGGTTCTTGCGAAAATGGGAACGAACCCGGGAGGGCCTGGGAATATCCGAAAAACTGCGGAGTATCGGGAAGCTGTAGGTTCCGACTTATCCCGACGATTCGGCCCCAGATGTCCAGGCCAAAGCCCACCGCCGTTTCAATATTCCAGACGAAATCGTAAAAGTTGTCTATGTCAATGCTGGGGTCAATGTATTCGTTGACATTATTTATCAACTGCAAAAGCCTGGGGCTATTGCCGTACTGAGATATGACTGTCTTTAAAACGTCTTGCATTTCATTTTCTCAGATGAGGTTAACGACTATGTTTGACGCGCTTACAGTTGGGGCCTGGTCAATCCCCACCAAGGCAGAGTTTAGGGTGGCCTCCGTGGTTCCGATCAATATTGAAAGTATGGACACATTGGGATCGGCCAGGGCCACGGGACCGTAATATCGGCTGGCAAAGATTTCGCCGCCGATCCGCTCCCGCAGGCCTCCATTAGTCCCGTTGAACTGAGCAAGTATTTGGGTCTGGATCAGGCTCGTAATATTCGCAGGGAGCAGGGGGTTATTGACGATGTTTACCGCGAAGAGAATCGGCAGGTATGCGGGAATCTCAAACTTGATGTTGTAGCTGGGTTGCGGGTAGCTATACCCGGATTCATCGACCACAGTAACCGAGGTGTTCCCATTGGTATCACACCCCAGGTCTTTCTTGGTCCAGATGGCCGTGGCGATATCCGCCGCCAGACCCCCGACCACGGCCACATAAAGGGAGTGTGGGAGCATCGGATAGTTGGTTGCTCCGGTGTTCACGGTCGCGCTGGTCGGATTGTCGATCACGTATACGTCGAGCACATCGGCCACACTGAACACGGCCCCGTAAACGGCCTGATTGCTGCCGTGAGCATTAACCGCGACCGAGTTTTTGCGGCGGAACTCGAAATCCGCCCGGCTCTCCACATTTTGGCCCAGTGTGCCCGCCGTGGCGTTGGTGATCGCATCCCAGCCGGGGATGGCCTGGTACACCTGCGTAAGCGTTCCAGGCGGGCACGGTATGGGGCCGGTGAGGATATTCTGAAATTCACCCGTGACAGTTCCGCCCGAGCCGATGGTGATATCCTCGGTCGCGGCATAGGTGTTTTGGTTCGTATCCTGCGCGAATGTCCCGGCAGGAATCACAGCGCCCGCTAGGCCGGTCAGAGTGCATTGAACGGCGGTCGCGGTTGCTGGGTTGCGGGTCAGGAAGTAAATGCGTCCTATGGCATCCTGAAAACGGTCTTGGGCATACTGAGGGTCCACCTGGTTGGTGATGTAAGCAACCGCCGCGTTTTTATCCGAAACGATGGCCGCTGTGGAGGATGCAAGCTGGCCCTGAGGAGTGGAAAGGGCCGGATTCAGGTTTCCACCAAAGGCCTGATTTATATCCGCCTGGACACCAGTAAGAATTTCAGCATCCGTGGGGATAATGAGCCCGGCGGCGGTCCAGGTGATATCGGGAACATTAGAGGATGACATTTTGTTCAACTCCATTCTGGTCCACGAAGGTTACCTGTCCCTGTATCTCGCGCTCGGTAAAGGTGATGACGGTGCATTTTGCCTCTACAACCCCGGGTACACTGAGCGCGGCCTGGACGTTGTACCCGACATAAAGGGCCTGGGGAGGAAGGTGGCCAAGAATCTTTTGGAAGTAAGGTATGCCTTGGGTTGTGTCATACCAGAGTTCCCCTAGAAAAAGCCTTATCGCACTAGCCACATCCTGAGCCAGGGCATATGAAGGTTCCGTGATGGCGATGTTCCCGAAGTTATCCACGGCCAAATCCCAATTTGTGTCATCAAGAAGAAGCGTATTGTACATGACCCTACCCGCCTATCGGGGCCTCTAGATAGCCATCAACCTTTACGTTCCCTGTAAATTCCACATTGGGGCTATTCACAAGAATACTTACCGGCGCGTTCACGGTGATCGTTCCGTCATCATTTAGTGATATTGTACTTACCCCGTCCGTAATCGAAGTTAATCCATCATACCCTAGCATGATAATACGTTTATCGTAGGTAAGGATTATCCCCTTGTCCTTTATGAGGTTCAAGGAAACAGCATCATCACCGGCCCCGGCTGTCAACATGACATTACCCACAGGGGCATTTACGGTGACCCCCACGGCCCCTACTTGCGTGGTGATGTTTATCCCGGATGGAAGGTATTGAATAAATTGATTCGGGGTCCCGTTCAACATGCCGCCAAGATAAACACCATCCGAAAAGCTATATTGCCGCCAACTCCCAGGGTTTGCCTGGTCTTTGGTGCTCTTGACCTTGGAAATGTCCCGGGAGCAAAAACAGGCCAAGCCAATGTCCCCTTCCTGGGGGTCCATGATTATGGCGTTCTTGCCACCCTGGACGCGCATATAGGGCAGGTTGTGGATCGTGACATGGGGCGTCGGGTTGCGGCTCGCGTCAAGCTGATTTACCAAGGGCAGCACATCCACGAGGCCCACGGGAGACAAATCCCCGGCATTGGTGCAAGAGATGATCTTGACTAGGGTAGCCGTCTGCATCTTGGCCAAGGCCTGCTGAATGGCAAAGGCCACGGCATTGTATTCACCCCAGTTGATTTGCTGGGTGACCCCACCGTTGGGGATGCCGCTATTGGGTGATGGCGAGGCCACTTTGGTTTCCTCGGATCATGGTGAACCATTCCCCGCCGGGCATTTCGCTTTCGAGATGGTGGGACATGGAAACCACGAACCATTGACCGTTCGCCCGGGGGATATCCGTAGCGAGTTGAAAAGGCTTGCCGAACCCGATTGCCGGATTGAACAAGCACCGCAGGACCACGCCTATGCCGTCGAAGGTCGGATAGCCGACAAGGCCCGTATCTTTCGAAATCAGGGGAATATTCTGCCCTCCCCGGGGCGTATTCTTCGGGGCAATCGCCAGGGTTTGATTGTCAAAGTAAATGGTGCAACCGGCCATTTTGGCCAGTTCCATGGCTTGCTCTGTCCCGGTATTGGCTAAGTAAACATCCGAAAGCTGGACATTCACCCCGTTATTCTCGAAGGCCAGCCCGAGGTTGCCCGCAAGTTGAGACATGATCGTAGCCACGTCGATTTGTCCCTTATAACTTACGGGGGGAACAGCCTGAATCTTATTCATGTACTGCTCTTGGGCCTGAATGTGAAGGTAAGCATCAGGCATTCCCCGGAAGTCCCCCCAGGCATTGATTATGTTTCCTTGGAACACCAAGGTGGATTGAGACCCATCAACAGCGTAAACTTGCACGGTGTTGGGGATGATGGTATCTGGATTCTTCCATTGCGTGGTAGTTATGCTATTCATGTGGGACATGGACACACCATATATCTTAGCCTGAAGCGTACCGAACATGGTGCCCCCGGCCTTTTCTATATAACACAGGGCGCGAAAACCCTCAAGTATTAATGTATCATTATCACTTGATCCGAACTTGCCCGTACCAAGGGTGAGAATGAATTTAAGCGCCTTTTTGTTTGTGAAACTAGACATATTCTGTCTGGTCCATGTAGATCAGTTGATATCTGGAGCCCAGAGCATCATATGTAGGATCATTTGACCCCTGGGTATCTATAAATATCATGTTCCCCAGGAACCCCATGTACTCCCGGCAGATGATTGGGACTCCATTCAAGGCCAGGACCGCAACAACAATATCGGTCCCATTTGAGTTTATGTCTACAAAAAGTCCGCTATCCTTAGTATAGACAGAAATCTGGATATTTTGCCCATTCAAGACTATTTTTACAGTCTGGGAAGGTTCGGCTATAAGCGGTATCTGGATCATGTCAATTCCCAAAGTATTGGCTAAGAAGGCTTTGAGATTGTGTTTGCGTGGCCGTGGTGGCCGTGGCGCCCTGGACATTCCCGGAGTCTACCGAAGGAGTGGCCCCTGGGTCCTGGGGAGCATTGATCGTCGAGTTTGAATATTGAGCAGACACCTGGCGTATCTGCTTTAAGGCGATCTCCACTGTGATAAGGGTTGCCCCCCGGTCATTCTTCCGGGAATAGTTGTAGCGTTCGAGCGTGTAATCTATGTAGGTAATTTCAGGGGTTATGATGCTGTAGAGATCGGTAGATTTTACCGCCGTTTCTAGGGTGTTGAAAAAGGTGGTCCTATCGGAATCGCTCCCGGAAAGGCACAGCACCACAACCGGATTGGCTCCAGTTTCCACCTTGTTGTAGCTGGCAAAGCTGCCCTGTTCCACGGGGAAATCACTGACCCGGGCTTCCTTGTGATATTCCACCGAGGCCGTGGAAAGCCTCGTGCTTGAAGAAATTAGGGTGAGAGAAAGCGACTGGAAAAGTGAATTCCCAGAGCTATCGAAAATTCCCCAGGTGGTATCAGTCGAGAGTGCCATTTAAGCCAGCCCGTAGTTTGCCTGGGAGGTGAAGAGGTAGTCCACGGATTGCTTCATGCTCTTGGCAATGCCGTCCGAATCCGTGGCCTGGGTATTGATGACCATGGTTCCAATGTTGGTTTCGGTACTGCGGTCAGAATTGTCGGCTATGGTGCCGGACTGTGAGGCGGCCTTGGATTGCGCGGATTCAGCGGCCCCGGCCCCGGCGGCGGCGGCAGATGCCCCCGGGAATCCCATGAGAGATTGGGCCAATTCTCCACGTCTTTGCGATTCCCCCGCAATGTCGGCGGGGCGTTCATACTGATTGGAGACAATGCCTCCCGATTGCTGGGCGGTCTGCGCACCCTTGAGAGCATCCCCGGCGGATTTCTCCGTATGGGTCAATTCCCATTGAACAAAAGCAAGCTGCTCTTCGTAGGTGGATTGCTGGATCGGATGACCAAAGACCTTTTGGAAGTTGGCTTGGCGGTCGGAGTGCCACTGCCCGATACCATAAGCTTTCCCGTTGTCCCCGGGGATTTGCGGATTAAATCCGGATTCCGTTTTGATGTTGGCGACGATCCCGGCAGCCTGCTCTTTGGACCAGCCTTGGGATTGGAAATAAGCCATGGCGCTGGCTTCACGCTCTTTGGCTGGCCCGGACTCAGGAACTGTGGGTCTGCCCTGCCAAAATCCATGTACTGTATCCTGGCCCTCCTTCATCTTGTTGGTGATCCAGTCTTTGGGCATCTTCTCCGCGAGCTTATCCAGGTAGCCAAGCACCCAATCCCCTACCTGTCCGAGAACCCCGTAAACCTTGCCCACCCAACTAAAAAGCTGTTTGAAGGATTCCACGGTGCTTTCGAGGATGATCTGGCCATAAATTTTGAGGCCGCCGCCCAAGTCCTCAAGAACCGCCGCGAGCTTGGGATGTTTCTCCTTGAACTCCTCATACATGGAGGAGAATGTTTCCCTAAGATTTGCTATCGCATCAATGGCGGATTTTATCCCCGGTGCCCAGGAATCCCAGTCTATGAGAGTTTTCCCGCCGGCCTGCCAGGTCTTATAGTCGTCATAGAGGGCCGCGATAGCCGCCGCAACGGCGAGGATGGCGGCGGCTGTGCCCGTGAAGGGAAGAGCCGCCACGACCACGGCTGCGATGCCCACGGCCAGGATGGTAAGGAACGCTTCGACAAAGGTGGAGTTGGCCTTGATCCAGTCCCCCAGTCCATTGAGGACGTCCAGGATTTTTTCCAAGTAAGGCATCGCATCGGATAGCACCCGGCGCCCCAGGGCCTCGAAGGATTGGCCCATTCCCACGAGCCGCGCCAGAAGATGACTATACTGTTCGGCCTGTTGTTCCGTGACCGCGTTGTATTCTTTTTGCGCACGAATCATGGCCTCGACTTGCTGTCTGCCCTGTAACAGCAAGTTCATGGTCCCTTCATCAATCCCCATGCGCTGGCCGATGTTGAAAGCTGTGCGCCTATCCATCTTACTGAACCTATCGGCCAGGTCGAGCAAGATGTCACTCACGGGCCGGGCCTTTCCGGCTGTGTCCGCCATGGCCACATGCAGCATGGAGAAGTATGGGATAAGCGAGGATTCCCCAGTCAGCCGCAAATCGGTCTGGGCCTTGGAAAGCATCCCCATAGTGCCTTCAAGGCCCTTGGATGTGCCGCCCGCGATTTCGGCGGCATTGCCCCATGCGGAAAGAGACTCGGTGGCTTCCCCAAGGTTTTTGGCCAAGCGGTCGAGCGCTGCACTAGATTCAATGGTCTGTTGGACGAACTGCTTTACGGCGAAGGTGCTGCCCAGAAGAGCCAGGAACTTGATTGCACTCTTGGCCAGGGTGTTGAAACCAGCCGCACCATCAGCCCCTGTCTGCTTCAGCTTTTTCCCTGCGGCTTCGGCAGAGGCACCCGTGGCCTTGAGGCTCTTATCAACCTTCTGGCTCCCGGCATCATAATCCTTGGTATCGAGGCCAAGAGTCATAATGAGGGAGTCGATAATGGTCGGCATCGTTATTCCTGCCTCAAGAGAGCATCGTTGTATGAGTCCACGGCCACTATCTCAAGCATGTTGTAAGCATCCTCTGTCCCGTAGACCGTTTGAAGTTCATTCAACGTCGCCATATGCCTTGAAACCAGTGTGCCAATGATCGCCGGCACATTCACGTACTCCGCTAAGGCCTTTTTATGGCCGACGCCGGGGAGTCTCCCGAATTCGACTTGGCGGCGGCCTGCGAAAAACCCACGTGGAGCTTCCATATCTCAGCACGGAGCTTGACCCGCGTGGCCACCTCTTCAATGTCTTCCTCGATCAACGCCCGGATGATGTTGGGCTTGGCCGGATTGGGGAGTATCTGAACGCATGCCCACATCTCGTCCAAGAGTGGCTGGGCATCCTCCCATTTGAGCCGGGAAAGGGCCTTGATACCAAGTTCGGCAATGCCAGCCATACCGAATCGTTCAAAGCCCTCGGGAAGCTCCACGCCCCCCGCCATGAGGGCCAGGATGGCTCTGGCCGCCCATGACTCGGCGTGGCTGGCGGACATTTCGGTGATAAGGAAGACCTTGCCCTTGTCGCGGCCTTCATCCTGCACCGTGTACTGTAGCGTTTTACGTGCCATGTCGTTTGATCCTTAGAGCAGGGAAATATCCACGCTTTCCCAGGTTATCACAAAGTCCTGAGGCTGTAGAACCTTTTGCCCGTCGGGCATCTGTTTGGCCGTGGTCAGGATGCCGTTGGTGCAGGTGTAGATTTCCCCAGGGCCGGGCAGGGTAATGACCGCGTTCAGATAGATGATATCCCTTTGCGTCTTGGTGGTTCTGACCAGATTCGAGAAGATGTCCTTGCTCGGGCTGTCCGCCTGAAGAGAAACGGTCATCTTGACGGGAGCGGGAGTATACCCACCCGTAAGCTGGCCATCCACGCCCATCATGGTTTCCGCGATCTCCAGAGCATCCGTGGCAAATGCCTTATCCACGGCGTATCCCTGGATCAACACTCCCGCCGGATAGAGGTCCGGGGCGGTCAGGATAAAAACGCTATTCGCGCTGGTAATGGTATTGGGATTGCTCACTGTTTTTGCTCCTAGATGATGTCAATGGAAGCCAAGCTGATCTGCTGGACCGAGCCGCCATCGGTGTACCATAGGTTGATGACCGGGGTTCCCCGATTGCCGCGCACCTGCGCGCCCGGGTCGAGCACCTGCATGTAATAGCCGGTATTCTCAACGATGTTGCTCACGTCCTGGCCAGCCTGGTAGGCAAGCTGGGATTTCTGGGAGAGCGACAGGTTGATCCCGGTCTGTATGCCGCCGAAATTGAGCATCTGGTTGATCGGGTCCAGCATGGCGGCCCGGACCAGGGTGTAACCCTTCTGATTGTACGGGATGGCCCCAACGCTGGTGAGCAATTCCATGAGGGCAAGCTGGAGTTGGGAGTTGAGATAAACCTGATCCACGAAGGTATCCAGCCAAAGCCATTTGCCGCTCATGTGGCTGTTGTAGAAGAACACGAACCCATTGTTTGCCGTGGCGTATGAGCCATAGAAGCTGTAGCCATTGGCCAGAAGGTTCGCGGCGACTTGGGCATCGGTCACGGTCGGGGCCATTCCGGACTGGCTCTTAAAGGCCGTGGTGATGCGACCGTTCGTCTCGCTGAAGTTGATGCTGGCGATGGCCCCCAGGACGAACGCGGCCAGGTTCACGGTATTGTAAACCGGGACCACGCAATCATAGGCGTTGGCATTGGCAACAGCCCCAAAGCAAGTCGTAGCCCCTTCCACGATGGCCTGGGCATCGGTATCCCAGCAAATGTAGCAATATCGCTGGTTCTGGGCATTAACCCAGACCGCGAAGTTTTCCTTATCAGCAATGACCGGCTCCCAGATGGTGGTGAAGCTTACCCAATTTTGGGTATTCTCGACCACGTTGGCCATGGCCGTGGTCGGGGTATCCAGGGCCGCACCCTGAGACAGGATGGCCCCGGTGGCGCTGGTCAGATTTAGTCCGGCGGCGATGGTCCCGGAGGGATAGGCCACGGTCGATTCCGTGCCAGTAATGCCCGAGGAGATCACGAAGGCCGCCTGTATGCTGTTCCAGGTCACCGAGATGGCCGTAGCGGAGGCGGTGAGAGTCGCGCCAGAGCCCACGGTGGAAGAGGCTGCAAGCTGGTAAGTGCCAGTGCCGCCATTCGTAGAACCGGGCTCCGTGCTGGTGAGTTGCGCCGTGATGATGGAGCCCGCCGTTACGCTGGAACCGGTCACGGTCTGCCCAGGCTCAAAGGTGCCGGTCGAGAGGCTCGTTATGGTCATGACGGAACCGGATATGGAGCCGGTGCCCGTGGCCTCGGTCGGCTCGGAAGCATCCAAGGCCGTGGCAATCTTGTTCGCGGCATCCGAGAAGCTGGTAGCCGTGGACAGGTTGATCGAGGAAGCGGTGTGAGTATAACCGTCCATGACCACGGACAGAGAACCGGAAAGAGCCTGGAGCTGGGTCAGGGTCATTCCTTCCAGCGAGCCACCCTGAACCCAGGCCGCCCGAGCGGTCAGGTTAAAGGGGGCAAAGATGATCGTTCCCGGCTTGATGGTCGAGTTATCATAGCCCAGGAAATAAATCTGGGCCAAGGCATACTCTTCCGAGGCCGGCCCAAAGAAAGCCGAGACTTCTTCGGCGCTTACGAAGGACAGAACCTCACCCGTGGGAACGAGGGTATTCTGGGTCAGAAAGACCCCGTTCATGGCCAACGGGACTCCACCGGCCCCAATGACCCCCGGGTTCACGCTTACGATGTTACTGGCCGGTATCGTCATTATTGTGTCCTCTCATTAAGAAGGTTTCTACTTGAAAAACACATCAACAGGAACAAGTCCCTCAGGAGTAAGCATATCCGCGAACTGTTGCGGGACAACTATCTTGGGGTTGTACTGCAAGGACAAGGTAATCATCCACCGGGTTTCATACTGCTCTTCGCCGGTTATCAAGGGAATCTGCCTAGCATCCGAAGTATAGAGTGGCTGTATGTTCTCCGGGAACTGATCTATTCCCCACATTGTGCGAAATGCAGTTTTGACCGCATTGCAGTAATCTCCGGAAACCGAACCGTAAAAGTCGGCCTGCACATCAATGCGCTTAGGGCCTATGAGCGTGGCCGTGCCTGCTTCCTGCTGGTAGTATTCGTGCGGTACGTCGATATCGTACTGTCCAATCTCAGTCAGAAGGATGAAGGGATCGGGGGGTAGTGCCACGCGGCTAACCTGGCCCCGAACAATCTGGCCGCCCGGGACAAATGGCAGGATGAAGGCCGCCAGGGCGTCCATGATATCGTCAACCGTGGTGTCGGGGGCGTATTCGGCGGTCACGATGTTCCCCCCTGGAGTACCATGGCCGCCTTGGTCCAGGTGGGCCAACCCTCAAGGATTTTGACCACAAGCCAGGACTTGCCGTCCTGAGTCTGGATCAGATCGCCGCCCTTACTGTCGGGCCGAATGACGCCTGCCAGGATGCCGCGTAGGAAAATTGCTTTCGTGTACCCCTGAATGTTCAACCCTTCCAAGAGCTTCAAGTCTTTATCGTCCAAGGCCTGAATCTGCGCTGGCCCAATGACCGGAGGCGCGTAGGTCGGCACTTGTTTCTGCCCTGCTCCCGTGGTGTATCCCGTGGAGATCAGAACCGTGACCAGTTCATTCGGATTGACCATGGTGGCCGAGCGATTGGCGAGCGAGCGCAGGTCCATTAGCCATCCACCTTGAACGTGATCGAGTTGCGCATCTGGCCGGTATCTACCAACGGCTTGTCAAAGCCCTTGCGAGCGATAGTCGCAGGCGCGAGAGGGGGCGAAGTCAAGTCGGTAATACTTTGAATCAATGCGCCCTTGATGTTGTCCCCGACCAGTTCCAGGGACCTTTCCCCATCGTTGCCGGTCCCCTTCATGGCCGCCGCGATCTTCGGCCCCCAGGACGAAGACTCTTGCGCAATCATGCCCCGGAAGAAGGGGCGCGGCGGCTGGTGGTGCTGAGGCACCCCGAATTCATTGGTGAAGGCCACTTCGGGAACGGAAGTGCCATCGGGGTAGGTTGCCCCTTCAAAGAAGCCCACGGAAAGTGTAAGCCCCCTGGCCTTGTCTCCGATGGTCTTCAGCACATCCGCCGCCTTGTCGCCGCCCTTGATGACTGCCATTACAACCACCCCCGGTCGGGACGATCAGGCCCCGTCACGTAGCGGAAGCTTCGGAGCGAAAGCGTGGCCTGCCAGAAGGCAGCACCATAGGCAGTTTGTGTGTACCAACTATGTGAACCCGGGACCATGTATTCAAGCTGGGCCGTCACAGCCCCCTCGGTGGCGCTGGAAACACGGCCTACGGGGAGGGCCTGGCCATCGGCGGACAGGCTCCCTCCCAGATAGGCGATATGGGCGGTCAGCATGTTCAAGAGCACCGCACGGCGGCACAAATCCTGAACAGGACTGGATGGCCCGTTAGATAGATACAAAGTCGCTTCGCCAAAGCACGCCGAAAGCGTGGCGTTCGATACGCCCGAAAACTCAGGGTATCGCGCCAGAAAGGCGGACTGATCGAAGACGACAGAGCCGTTCATGGCTATTTCCCGTCATCCTTTTTGACGCCCAAGGCTTCCTGCGGCATCGGCTCCAGTCCAGTCTTGACCTTGGACAGGTCCTTGGACTTCCCATCGGCTTCATCCTGGGTCTTGGCCACGAAGATGGCCTTGGACTTGAGAGCCGGGAAGTCCTTGTGCGTGGAGGCCCAGGCCTCCCACAAATCGGCGTCCACATGAGTCATGACGTGCGAAGCACCCTTGATGATGGACTTGTTCAAGCCCTGGATCACGGCTTTTTTCTCCGGGGCGTTCGGGTGGGAGATGACCAGCCCGTGAGGGAGCTTGCATCCGACGATTACTTTTCCGGGCATATCTATTTCCTTCTTGCTTGTGGTTCTGGCTACACGCCGAGCATCTGAGCAATGAACACGGGGCGGAAGATGATACAGCCCCAAGTGCCCTGGCTCTTCTTCTGGAGGAAGCTGGAGGCCTTGACCACGATGGGGTGAGCCCGCATCTTCTCGGTGAACGCGCAGGAAGCGGTGCGCTGGCCTTCGTATTCGTCCACGATCAACTGCACCAACTGGCCCGAGGTCGTGGCATATTCGGGGGCGGTCTTGACCGTCATGTTCGGGAAGTTCTTCTTCAACATGTCCGAGACGTTCACATTGTACTGTGTGGTCTTGGTCAGGGCCACTTCCGAGGTCGGAGACATGGCCAGGGTCATCTTGGTGTCCAGTTCCACAAGGCCATTAGCCTGGGTCTGGAGTTGGGTGTAAAGGGCTTCTATGTCGGCATAAACCTCGTTGGCCGAGGCGTTGGTCCAATGCGTGGTCGAATCCTCGGTCTTGGTGGCCGGGACGATGGCGGCGGACAGGCTGGGATCGTTGAGCAGCCCGTAGTTTTCCAGATCAGCTATCCCGTAGAAATAGCTCTTGTTCTGGTATTTGTTCAGGGTCAGAGCACCCGCGACATTGACCCGGTTGGCCCAGTCGATCCGAGCCAACCCGGCCCGCTCCAACTCGCGCTCGCCCCACTGGCTCATGACCTGGTAGTGGTAGCTCTGGCGCTGGGGGAAGTTGGCGTTGACGCCGACCGACCCGTTTTCGGAATAGTCGCCGTAGCTGGAAGTCTGGCCAGTGGATTCGACCATCAGAAACATGGCCGTTTCGGTAGTCCAGTCGCCCTTTTTGACTTCATCGCCGACGATCTCGGCGGCCTTCATCGGGGCAACCAAGATTTCGATCAACTTGGGGTCGATGTAGGTGCTCAGAAAGGCCGGGATACCCGAGGAACTGGTGCTGACCAAGCTCGGCTGGGCATCGCAGGCAAAACCGCCGCTGTTCATGAAACGCAGGGCCTTGGCCGCGTTTTCGGCCTGGAAGCCAGGGTCCACCCCCATGAAGTGGATACCGGCCCGGGATTTGAGGGCTTCAAGTATGGGGTCCATATGTTTTCTTCTCCGGTTCTTCGTTGGGGTTCAGGGCTACAGCCAGGTCGAGATTTTGACCAACTCGCCAGGGTTCGCGATGCTCTTGCACTTCCAAGAGGTCACGATACCCCCAGTCGCGGTCAGAGTAGCGCTCGCCGAATAGGCGGTCCCGGGTATGCTGATCTGATAGACGCCTATGCCGCCCGAAGTGCCGGAAACCTGGGCATCAATGACCGCATTCGAGGGCAGGCTTCCACCCGAGATAGGATCGCCCACGGCCAGAGAGCCGGAGCCAATGGCGGTCACATCGATCAAGTTCCCGAAGCTGGTCCCGGTGCTGGAGTTGCTGGCCGTGGCGTTCGCGCTCAAGGTATAGGTTCCGTTCCCGCCGCTCGTACCGCTCACAAAGGCGGCAACGGTAGTGCCAGTGGGCACATCGGTATGGCTCACCGTCTCGCCAATGGAGAGTAGTCCGGTCAGGTTGGTAACAACCATGGTTTCGGAGTTGGCGCTGACCTGTGCGGTGAAGGTCGAGCCCAAGGAGCCGGTGACGCTGGCCCCGGATGGGGCGGACGATCCAGGCACGGCAGCACCATCGCTGTAACGGGCGTATACGGCCTCGTTCATGGTGGTGGCACTGGCCGAGTTGTTCTTGACCCAGAAGTCGCCCTCGTTGAACAGGGTGACCATGAAGCCTTCCGGTATGTTCGCGCCGGACTCGGCCAGGTAGGTCTGGATTAAGGCCTGCATCTCGCGATGCACGATGCCGTCAGGGGCATTCGGGGCAGTCCCGTAGGACTGTACGATGCCATTGTTGTTCCAGGCAAAATTGCCCACGGTCACACCGCCGGGACCGGCAATAAGACCGCCCTCACCGGCCAAGACGCTGGTCCTGGGGTTGGAAGAGGCGAAGTCCCCGGCCACGGCGGGCGCGGGGTACTGATTCACGGTGCTCTGAAAAGGCATGGTTTATTCTCCTTTGCCCGTAGTTTAGGCCCGACCGAAGCGGTCAGCCCCGGGGAAGCGTTTGGTAAGGTCGGCGGAATCCATGGCCGGGGGGGCCACGAAATTGCTTTTGCCTGCGGCGGCTACCTTGAACAGAGCCCGTAAGGCCGGGATGCCCTTCACGTCCTTGTGGTCCACCTTGAGGGTGTCCAGGGCGAAACCGTAGATTTCCTCGGCACTATCCATGCCGATCACATCACCCACCACGGGGCGCACGTCGCGCTCGGCTTCTCGGGCACTCTTCATTTCGGCCCGCAAGCCGTCCATGGCGGCTTTTACGTCTTCCTTCTTCATGGGCGGTTCCTTGCCTTTGTCCTTGTCGTCTTCATCCGGCTCGGCGGCATCGGCTGCGGCCTGGGGAGCGATCAGGGCGCAAATCGAGTTGATGGTTTCATCGTCCACCTTGCCGGTCAGAAGGGCCTTGATCTTGTCGGCTGGGGACTCGTCATCGGCGGTGGCGTCCGGCTTGTTGGGGTCGGGCTCCACGGGGTCTGGGTTGTCGTTGACTCCGAGCAAAGCATCCAGCACGTTGTCCACGCGCTGAGAATCGACCTGGGAATCAAGCGCCATGATCCCGGTCTTGATCGCCTTGGCGTCGAAGCTCTTGCGGTCCACTTTGCCCACCAGCGCCGGGAGGGCAGCGTCACCCGCGAGCTTGGGCGAGGCCGTGCACAGGGCGGCGAAGAGGGCCTTCCCAAGTTTGGTCATTTCCATGGTTATCTCCTTAAAGGTTTTGAAAGGGTTGCTATCGGCCACCACCACGTCCGGCCCTGCCCTGCCATCCTCGACGAGCGCGAGGTGATTCCCCTGTATCTCGGTCATCCGGCCATCATAGGGCTTGCCCTCGTACTCGCCAGGCTCCATGACGGGCACGTAGCGATAGGCACAGGAAAGCTCGTGGACATCCTCAGTTTCAATCCCGGCTATGGCCGTGGCATCCCAAAACACCAGATCGGCGTCCAGGTAGGGGGTGTTGAAGCTCACATCGGATCCGATGGCCCCGATGACCAATTCCGGCTTGGGATCTTCCACCGTAACCGGGATATGCTCTTTCAGGATCGGCAGGCGGGCGAACGTGGGGGCGGCCTTCTCAAGCTCGTCGGGACCGCGCAAAAGCTGGTAAACCCTGTCAGGCTCAAGTCCAAGGGAATCGTAGCCAGGGATTTCATGACCGAGATAGGGCGACACCTGGGCCTTGCTGATGTGCGATACGGCCACATGCAAGCGTCCGTCCGCATCGGTGGCGCGGACCGACTTGTCGAAGGCAAAGGAAATTTTTGCTTGCATGTTATCTCTTCCCGCCATAAGCTGAGGCCATCCTGGAGCAAGGAGAAGACATCATGAAGCGCATATTATTGGCGAGTATGCTGGTCATTTTATTTGCCATTCCAGCCCTTGCGCTCGATCCTATTGAGGAAGCTCAAAAGCGCGCCCGAATGGAAAATACCATGATGGCGACCTATGACGCTGAACTGAAATTGCTTGCCATGGCCATGCGGAAGTATGGAATAGATGTTCCCGTGGAACCGGTTAGGGTGAACGGTATCGATCTCCCGGGGATAGCCTTTTCCACCCCGGAAACTATGAAAAACATCAAGAGGTTGGCCGCCATCCTTGCGCCAGATGCAGTCTCTTCGTTCAATATCCTTGTTCTTTATCCCGATGGCCTGTCTGGCATCTACTGCACGTTCGACATTCACACCGGGCAAACATCTTGTGGTGGATGGGGAACCCACCAAGCCAAGTTCTTTCAGTAAAATATCCTTGTAGTTCATACTGCCACCTTAAAGGGGAAGACACTTTTACAGACGCATCTGCATCCGATAAGTTCCCCGGGCCGTATGTACTTCCCAGAAATCAAGCATCCTTTGGCAATATCATACTTGCGTCCATTGGCGGCCACGTGGTCGGGCCTGGGCACCTTGCCGCCATGAGAATGAACCCAGATGCCTTCCTTAATTCCTAGTTCCATCTGCCTGGCCTGAGTGACCACGGCATTGATCTTGTTGGACTGATCCCGGGAAATCAGCGTGGCGCGGTTCTTGGCCTCAGGGTACAAAGCACTCAGCTCCTCGCGCATGGCCTGTAGGTCGCTGCCCTTGGCATAGTTCCTCATGACGATGCCCTGCACCTGGTCATGGTACTTGGCCGGAATGCTCTTAATGAGCCCCACGTTCTCTTCTATCTTCGCCTGCATGGCATCGCGCATGGCCGGGGTCATCTTGAACTCAACGGCCCAGCCAGCGTCTTTGAGGGAGGATTGAAAGGCGCGGTTCGAGGTGTCGAACAGTCGCATGGCGAACTTCTTGCCCACGCTCTGGGCGGATCCCTTGAAAAAGTTGGCCCAGCGGGCTCCAAGATCCTTGAGCGCCCCCATGGCCTCCAGGCTGGGGAGCCAAGCGTCTTGGGCCTGTTCCACCACCTTGGCCATACGCGGCGGGTTCTTCCGGTACTCGGCGGTGATCCAGTACAGATAGGACTTGTGCATGTCGGCAATCATGGCCTCTATGGCGCGGCGGTAGGCCATCTCCAGTCCACGGTTGGCATGGACCGCGCGGGCGATGGTGGGCTTACTGGCCATTCGCCACCTCACGCGCTCCGGCTATCATCTGCTCAAGCTGTTCCGGGTCGATCTTGAGCAAGAGGGCCTGGAACTCGCCCATATGGGCCTTCTCTTCTCGCGCCACGGAAAGCAGGACACGCCTGACCTCCATGTCATCGGTCTGGGCTGCCATGCGCTCGTAGAGGTTCGCAGCGTCGATTTCTGCGGCCAGGGCTTTGCGGAGGACTTCCGGCAGGGAGTCGGCCGGGTCCGCCTCGATCAGGTTGGCGTCCTGGGCCCGGTCGGTCCCGGGCTGCTGCCCCTCTTCGTCCTGCGGGTCTTCCGGGGGAATGGGCACGTCCTCCACATCAAGACCCTGGTAGCCGCTGTCCGGGTCATTGGCTAAACGCTCGCGCTCTTCTTCAGGGGAGATCACGCCCGCATTGATGTAGGCCGTGGCAGCCTGGCTATCCTTCACGCGGATGTCCGCCTGTTCGTTCGGATCCATCTGATAGAGCGGCTTAAAATTCAGGACAATGGATGGATCAATCTCGCCGAACAAGGAAAGCTGGACCACCTTGAGAATGACTTCCAGGGGTTTGCGCCAAAAGGCTTCTTGCTGGGCCGCGATCCAGTCGTAGAAAATGCGGATTTCTCCCTCACTTGTGGCGTTCAATCCGGACGGGGAAATGCCAGTCAGGATGATGGCCGGGAGCCTACTGACCGAGCAAAGATGTTCTTGCGCCTGGGCCTGCAGTTCGTTTAGGCCACTTAAGGGCACATTGAGCTGGACAAGGTCTTCGGTGTCCTTGTCCAAGAGCATGAGCCCCTGGTTTGACCGAAGCATGGTGAACAGATTGGCGCGATCAAAAAGCCCTTGCCCGTCATCCCCTTGTAGTACCTGGACCATGGTCGTTTTCAGGGCCGTAGTGGAGAAGTTGGAAATCAGGTTGCTCACACTCTGGCGGGTGCGCAGCCAGTTGTCCACGTAGGGCTCCGCAAGCTGAGAAAGCGACATACCAGCGAAGTTGAACGCAGGCTTGAGGATGTCAGGCAACTCTCGGGTCACCACAGTCAGAAGTCGGCTTGCGTGAACATCCTGGCCCAGCATGAACCAGCGGGTAGGGTTGTAAAAATCAGAGGCGGCGGGGTCCAGGGCATTGTATGCCGCAGGCGTGGTCCATATGGCTTCAACCGGAACGACCCCGGATAAGCTACCTTCCTTAATCGTCCTCTTGTCCAGGATGAGCGGGGTAGCGCGATCCGCGCCCCGAATGTCAAGGAAAATTTGCCCACGCCCAAAGTACACGTCTTGCTCGGCAGCTTCGCGTATCACCCCGCGCACGTTCAGGCGCCTGAACTCTTCTTCTATGGCCTTAATCTTGTCGCCCGAGTCCATGCCGTCAGATTGAGTGCTGGTGAACTCCACCCATTCCCGGGTCAATTCGGTGGAGATGGCGGCGGCAAAAGCACGATATTCAGCCCTCGTTGCAAGCTGGGAAAGATAGGAGAATCCCGGGAAACCTGCTCCCATGTAAAGCTGACTGCCCAGGCCATAGGACGGCGCGTCAAAGGCCAGCACGGGGGCTTTTTGGTCGGCACGTACCACACCGGGCAAAAGCTCCGGAGGCTTGATCGGGAAGAAATACGGCTGCGAGGTGGAATCCATGGCGCGGACTTGAGCCTTGGTTTTCGCACTCTTGAGCCCTGCGAGGTATCCTGCGATATTCTTGATAACGCCCATCACATAGCCCTCGCGGCTCGATTGAGGACTACGCTTGAAATACTGAGCTTAGACAATTTGCCTCGAATCATGGGGTCAAGGGCATACCTAACGGCATCCATACAATGATTGTGCGCGTCTACCACCTCAGGGAGCGGGTCCCCGGTGAGCTTGTCCAGCTTGTAGCTATAGAGCCTAGCTTCCTCGGCAGTATGGATACAGCGGGGATGAATCACAATGGATTCAAACGAACGCATGAATGCAATGCCGTCCTCAATGCTTCCTTTCCACTTTTCCGCAGCCGATAAATTTGGAAATCCATTACGTCGCAAATAGCTGATAGTTTCAGGCCGCGCATTGTCGCCGCGAGTAACGTACTTCCTGGCATCGGGTATCACATCGAACTTGGCCGGAATCTGGTCAATCTCAATGCCGATACCATAAACCTCATGCTCAATGTACAGATTTTTTTCATGAATCCAGCACCGGATTAAAGTCGTGGGGTCATTGCTGAATCCCCAGTCCGCGCCTTGGTATGGGCCGTGCCAATCATGAGCCGGTTCAAATGAGGAGATGGAGCACTTGCCCGCGAGAATCTGGGCTATTGAGTTTTTACGGCATTCGCCCATCCAGACATGCTGATAGGCGTCCATGTCCACCCGAGCCAAATAATCCTTCTCTTGCCTAAGCACCTCGGGGAACCAGGGGTTGTCCTGCCAACTGATCGGCACAACCACCGCGCCATCTGGAGAATTGATGACGAAACGCTGATAGGTCGGATCAGTATCTTCATTGGGGTTGAATGACACCCAAATCTCAGATCCTTCCTTGCGAATAGTGGGTATTAAGACTTGCCACGATTCATTAGAGACGCGCTCGGCTTCCTCAACCCAGCAAATATCAATGCCTTCCATGGACTTGATCTTGGTCGGGTTATTCTTCACCCCGGCGAAGATGAACTCGGAGCCATTTTTGCCCCGGATGATCTGTTGTTCAATCTCAAAGCATCCATCAAGTCCAAGGGCGCCTATCTGTTCGGACAAGAGTTTATGGACGCTGTCCTGAATAGAGTTTTGCAACTCACGAGCGCATAGAATGCGCAGGGGCCCCCCATATGCCAGGATCAGCAGCGCGCGGGCGAACCCCCAGGATTTGGCCCCACCACGGCCTCCATAAGCAACCTTATAGCGGGCTGGCCTGAACAGAAAGTCAAGCTTCTGGGGAAAGGTTACATCAACGCTCATGGCTTCACGAAGTTCACGTTAATGGTGGGAGGATACAGCTCTTTGCCATCTTTCCCAGAGTGCTCCAGCCCCAGCTTATCCCCATATGTCTTGGGGAGGTGCTTGGATATGATCCACTTGCGGGTATCAACTTGGAGCGCACCCTTCTTGGCCTCTTTGGCCGGGGTAGAGTCCGCTATGTCTATCAGCTCTTCGGCCCATCCCTCAGCCCGCATCTGGCAAGCAGCGCGGAAAATTTCTTGAGCCTTGGGAGTCTTGGACATGAAAACATAAAAGGCGCGACGGCTTTTCCAGTTGCACTTTTCCAATGCCTTCTGGATACTCATGCCATCCGCAACATATGAACAAATCTCTTGGACGGACTGGAGAGAATGGACGCGGGCATGAGGCATTCTATTTGCTCCCGCCATGTAGCCAGGATATCGCGTTCGCGAGAGCCGCCAACAGGCTTACGAGCATAACGACCACATTCCATGACCCCACGCCGCGACCTGTTGCAAAGCGTTCTTTCTCTTTCAGGGTCACAATCTCTTTATCCTGTTCCTTCTGGGCTATCTCAAGACATTCCACGCGCTTTAGAACAGCGGGCACGGCTTGGTCTAATGCGGCTGAGAGGGGGGCAACTTCGGCCCTTACGGTTTCACGAATCATGTCTCTCAGCATGGTGAGGTCCGCGCTTTCGATCACTTTATGCGCTCCAGGTGTCCGCGAGTTCTTGTCGGGATTTCCCCGGGGCGCGGGGCTTTGATGCCGGTAACCCACTTGAGTTGAAGCCAAACAAACCAGGCCCAGGCTGAACAGAAAAACTTATGCGCGTGGATCGAGGTATGACGGACGATGTTGGCGAAAAGACCTTTGTAGTCATAGGGCTGATGCTTGGCGCATTCGGTGATGGCTATTTTGCGGAGGGCAGCGGCGTCCTGGAAGCGTAGGGCATCCGGTATGAATACCCAAACCTGCCCCTTGTAATTGGTCATAAGCTCACGAAGTTCGCGCAGTTCCAGCCCCGTGGCCTCGGCTTCGACAATGGCGCATTCCAGGTCGGGGTCTGAGGTAACCAGGCTGGCGTGTGAGAATTTGGAGTGCGAGAACCAGCGGATCAAGCGCGAAATGACACAATCGCCTGACCACAGGATGCACGAACCCGGGGGGATGTCGCGGAGGGCCATCATCAGAACGTCATCCCTCCCACGATCATAAAAAGGGCCGGGGCCTGAATCGTGAATGGGCCGCAGCGCCACTTGGCGTCTTTGCGGTTGATCTCGGTCGGAACGCTCACGATCATAACCCCGAACCCTTTGTTCTCGTACACGTAGAAACTGCCAATAGCCGAGCGTAGGCTTACTGCGCCGGGGTAGGGTTTACGGTGGTGGTCGAAGCCGGGGCCGAGGTAACGGTAGCGGTACTGGCCGAGGTAGTACTGGAAGTGGACGCCTTATTGACTGCAGCCAGCAGTCCAGCCGCATACGAACTCCAATAACCAATGGCCTGCCCGGTCGGAGTGCTGGCTACGTCGGCAGGAAGCGGGATAGAGGCCACGGCGGCGGCCAGGGTGGTAGCCCCGGTCAGAATGCTCTGTTCCTGCTGGGTGCAGCCCGCGCCAAAGCAGGCAAAGGCCCCCACGAAAATAAGAACCACCATAGCCACAGGGGAAAGAAAGCACTTCATGTCTATTACTCCTTACGGATTACAGTTTGTCATAACCAGCGGGGTAACCCCAGCCGGTATCGGATCGTTGTAAATGTGGATGACATTGCAGTTGGTCAGGTTCATGGCCGTGAAACCAGGCACGTTGAATATGGTCGCGGTGATGGCCATGTTATTCACGCCGGACATGACCATTCCGTTAAAGCCTCCAGCGAACTGACAGCCGGTCATGGCGAAGTTGTTGAAGACGGTCCCGGGGATGGTCTGCACTCTCACACCACCCACGGTCTGGTTCTCTACGGACGTGCCGCCGTTGAAGAAAAGGTCGCTGGTGGCACAACTGAACATGGAGTCATAGGCCCACTGGCCGCCCAGGAACTTGGTTCCAATAATGGACAGGCCGCCGCTGGAGGTCTGGAAAATGCCGGCTGAGGCGTTGGCGCTGGTGGAGAAACAGCAATTGGTGACCTTGTTGTCACCCTGGTCACCGTTGAAGGTGTTGGCTAGTTCCAAGCCGTACTGCGTATAGCCTGAGAAATAGACGTTATCGAACTCAGCGAGACATGAAGCCTGATCATTTATGCCGACCGCGAAGTTGGCTATCAAAAGATTCTGGAAAACGGGGTGATACGAGACGGCGGAAGTGCCGATGGTTATGCCGGTGCCGCTTCCAGCGGTCGGGGCCTGAAGCTGGAAGTCCCGCAGCACAACGCCGGTGGCATCGCCAATACTGATCGTACCTTGCATCACCGTGGCCCAGGGGCCCGAGCCCTCGATAATCATGGGCTTGGATATGGTCACGTTGCCAATCGAAACAACTCCACCAGTGGACGGGATGGTTACGCGCCCCACGGTATCAGCATTGATTGCGCCTTGAAGATCGTATGACATCTAGGCCGCCGGGGGGGTAATGATAGGTTCGGGATCGCGGGCGGGGACTTCCTGGGCCTGCGGGGGGGTCATGGACGATACAGCAATCCCCGTGCCCGGGATAGGCTTGGATTCGGTCTCAGCCTTGGCCACGGGCGGTGTGGTGTAAAGCGCCTCCTGGTGCCCGGCGATGAGCAGATAGAGCCCCACGCCATTGATGAGCACCTGGTTGATGGCCGGGTCCACGCTGGCCGGGATGGAAAGGCCCAAAGCCCGCAGCAGGCCCAGGGCCGAGGATACGAACACCGTGACGAGGCCCAGAAACGTCTTGGAGGTCAGGAAATTCATGCTTGCTCCTTGGGCGGCCACTGACCACCCAACTTGGCCAACACTTTGGCCGGGTACTGCGGATTGGAAAAACTGCCATCAGAGCGCACGGCCCCTAGGCCACCGTTGTATGCAGCGCAGACCGCCGCCCATCCCCAGGGGTCAAACACGCGGTCACGTAGACGCATGATGAGTTGACAGCCCCAATAAAGGCCGGTGGGGGGGTCTAGAAGCTGCTCAAAGGGCTCACGGAAGCCCAAACACCGGGCGGTGTCGCCCATGACCTGGAGCAGGCCCCAGGACGTGGCCAAACCCTTGCGCTCTTGGTCGGGCGTATAGCCCGGGGCCGTAAATGTGAGCTTGGCAGGCTGAACGTAACGAGTGTAAAAAGCGGGCTCAAACCGCGTGGCATCGGTCACCCCTGCGGACTCCACCTGCACCATGGCCGCCACGAGGGAGGATGGCAGGCCATGGGCAGTGGAGGCGGAGGAGACCAAGGCGGCGAGTTCGGCGGGAGTAAGCGGGACTGGCCTTTGACCCTCTTTGGGCTGATTGGTGGGTGTGGTCTGGGCGCTGTCCATGGGGCTGACATGGCAGTTCTCAAACCAAAAAACCTAAGGAGTTGGTAAACAGTTTTAGTTCAGTTGGGCCTTAATAATTCGGATGACAGTTTCCTCGTTGATATCCAGCTTAATCGCTATATCCTGGGTCGCCATGCCCCTTGCCGAGGCGATGGTGATCGCCATTTGCCTACATGCCGTGCTGATTGATTTCAACGTGGGGATCGACTCAATGGCGCCCCCAAAAGCCTTGGCCACTTCCCAGGCCATTTCCGGGCCGAGAAGCTCTACCAGTTCGCGGCCTGTCATTCTTCCCCCTTTTCGGTTGTCGGAAAGTAAGGCGTGGCATTACTCAGAAACGCCTTTTCCGCCACTGTCACCGCACACCCCGGATCGGGTATACCCTTCGCCAACCCTCGCAGCAATTCCAGTTCATGCTGTGCGAGGTCAAGAAGCCCCGCCAAGCGATTGGCAAGCGCCTGAAGTGCTTCAACCTGGCCGGTGGTCTTTCTCAGCTGCCTACGCAGTTCGGCCACTACGGGGTCTTCCATCGGAATCACTTTGCCCATTGTCCTTCCTCCTGATTTATCCAAATTTTCCCCAGGATTGATCCTGTTTTCAGAAGACCTCATTATATGGCTTGTGGCCTTACAATCGATTCTACCCCTGTTTCTGTGGAAATTTGGGGCATATCCACCATGTCCATCCGCAGGTAATTCAGGATCACGGCCACGGCATGGAGGGCGCCCTTGCAAACTTCGACGTGATAGCCTTGAGCCAACAGAGCCTCGTGCCAAGCTTCTTGCTCGGGACTCACTGCACCGCCCTTGACTCGCTTCATTTCGACGTACAGGCCATGATAGCCGCCACGGGCAACCGGCAAACACAGGTCCGGCACCCCGGGCTTGACGCCTTCGGCTTTGAGCTTCTTAGCCACGGCGACATGCCTAGCCCCACCGTTCGGGATGGCGAACAAGAGGCCCAGTTCGGGATATCTCCCTTTCCGGTATTCGAGCATTTCCATGAGCGCGACTTGCTCTTCATGCTCGGTGGGATTGGCGTTGCGTATGTAGTTGGGCTTCGTCATGCGGACTTCCTCACACCGAGCGCCAGGGCTTCGTCCTGGGTTAAGATGTCCGTGAAATTGGCAGCATAGAGGCGCTGTAAGTCGGGGGGTAGGGCTAGAAACTTGGACCGGCGGTCTTCGGCTTGGGGTTTGGCATCCCCATCTTGCCCCACATCCCACCGGCCTTGATTGAGCCAAGTGGTTGCCATGGGGTGAAAATCCGGCTTCCAGGTCTTGGCTTGGCTCTCGAGGGACTGGATTAACATGTCTATGCTTGGCCGGATCTTCTCAGCTTTACTCCATGAAGCTTGGGCTGCCTTCTTGCCACAACGCTTCATGCCTTTGAGCCCAGGAGTGCAGGCTTGCCAAAATCTAGCGAAGTCGCTTTCCGGAGGCGGGGGGCATATGTCTTTTTCTTTACCTTCTTTACCTTCTTTAGATGTGGCCCCTCTGCTGGCCCTCTGCTGGCCCTTTTGCTGGCCCTTTTGCTGGCCCTTTTGCTGGCCCTCGTTTTCAATTGTAGCCTGATAAGTGTCCCAATTTATTATCTCATACACGGTAAACTTGCTGGCCCTTCTGACGGCCCTTATTCGGACATTTTCTGACCGCAAATCGGACGCAAGTCGAACGCAAAGCCTAACCTGCTTTTCGGTCATTCCAAGTTCTCTTGCCCACCGCTTGCGGCCAAAAACAAACTGCCCTGGCTCAAGCCTTACAATGATACCCCCCACATTGACTACGCACTCGGAATAAGCGGCTGAAAGAAGGCAGTACGACCAAAAGGCCCAATGGGTATGATTCTTGAGCAGGTCAGAGTCCAGCGACTTACGCCAGAGTTTGATATATCCTCGGTTCATTGCTGATCCTGCCAATGCTCGCGGTTCTCGCCGGGGCGCACCCGATATTCTTGCTCCACCTCGCGGAAGCGGAGAAAGCGGGTTTCCATGGCTAGGGGGATGGTGCATTGTGGGCCATGCCGGTTTTTGGCCAGCTTGAGCATGATCCGCTTGAGATCGGGTAGATTATCGTCTTCTTTTTCGTAGAGGAACATCACGGCGGCGGCGTCTTGCTCAAGGTTTCCAGATTCCCGCAGGTCAGAAAGCTGGGGCTCAGATTCCTTGGCACCATCAATGCGCCGATTCATCTGGCAAAGGGCCAGGACTGGCAATTTCAGGTCTTTGGCCGTTTCGCGGATGGTAGCGGATATCTCTCCCACGTCTATATATCGCTGCTTTGTACGTATGTCCGGCTTAACAAGACCGATGTAGTCGAGGACGATCAAGGCCGCTCCGAATTGTTCTCGCGCCACATAAACTAAGGTTCTAAGCTCATGGGCTTGTATGCGGGAAAAATCGTAATAATGGATGGGGAGTTTTGCGAGTGCATCGACCTCGCGCCCGGCCATGCGCTCCTGTTCTTCGGTGGTGAATTGTCCAATGCCACGGAACTTAGAGTAGTCAATGGTTAACCGTGCGGATATAAGGCGCTTCATCAAGTCCGACCGTGGCATTTCCAGAGAGAAGAAAAGAACGGGATGCTTGTTGCTGGCCACGTTGGCGGCTATCTGCATCCCAAGGGCAGTCTTACCCATGCCAGGCCGGGCCGCAAGGATATAGTAATCGCCATTACAGAGGCCCGCCGTGCTGCGATCCAGACTATCAATTCCAGTTGACAATCCTATGGGCTTGCCCGCGCCCTGGATAAGACGGTCAATCTCGCCAAGGGTCTCTTGAACAACCTGCAACTGTGGTACAATCCTCTTGGCTTCGGTTTGACTCACAGTATCGGCCACGGCCTGGTGGCAAATAGCAACAGCATCCTTGACAGGCGCGGCCAAGTCCAAGGCCTTGAAAAATGACTCGGTAAGACCCAGGATCAGCTTTCTTCGCTGTGAAAGACCCTTGACCGTTTGGGCCGCCAGGATCGCCTCGCGTTCCCCTTGGAATTTATCCCGAAGGGCGGCAAGATATAGCTGGCCACCAGCGTCAACATAAGCCTTGTCCTTGGCGAGTTGACGCGAGAGAGCGACAGGGTTTGCGCGTTCCAATTTCTGGAATTGAGAATGGAGAATGTCGAATATCTGGCCATGTAAGGGCCATGCGAAGTCCTGGGGTGTCAACTCCGCTTCATGTAATTTGGTGATTGGGTTTTTTGCGGTGAGGCAAAAGCCCAACACTTCCATCTCCATGCCTTCATCCTTGGGCAACTCTTCCCGAAGGATAGATGCTGAAATCTTGCTCATTCGAGCATCAGTAGGCGTGTAAGAATGTTTTCACGGACAGCGGAAAAAACCTGGACATCTCTTTTGCATTCCCGGGCGAAGACCTTTGCCCAGGACCATTTGTCGCTATCTATTTTTAAGTCTTCGAGCCGAGTGTCAAAGCCATCAAGAATGGAATCGGTAAGTTCCAGGTATTTTTCAAGTTGTTCCCTGGTTGCCCCTGTGGGTGGAAATATCTCGGTTGCCAAAACATAAATAGGATTTTTCTGCATCATCAGTCCCTCCTCATCAAATCTGACCAATCAAGCCCTGCGAACCTTTTCCCCTACCAAAATTCCTTTCTTAATCATTTCCCGTGTGTCCTGGAGTATCCTGGCGGCCTGCGCATAGTCATGCTCCCGTAGGTGTGCCTCGGCCGCCATGAGATTGGCCAAGAGGCAAAACTTAGTCACACGCTCGCGCTTCGGCTCTTCGGAACTTGTCATGCGGATTTTCCCCCATCATTTTTACGTGGTTTCCCCGCCTTGAAAATCCGCACGGTGTGCATCATATGTGGGATCATGGAGGATCATCATCTCGGGATGCTGGAATAAAAAAGAAAAAACATGTCCCCAAGGACCCAGAGGGTGAATAAAATCAAAAGGAAATCGGTTATCCGATTAAGCTTCTTGATTTGCGCCCGAGGTTCGTCAAGATCGGTCATTTTCCCATCTCCTTCGCCTGCCAGGCCCCGCAATTGTGCTTGGGCTTGTCGTGGTAAATCATTGGGACTTCGAGCCTTGCGCCCTGGGGGAGGCCCAGTTTATGAAGCCGATTAGGGCTCGGATGTCCATATTGACATCTTCCAGAGGTTTGCGTGATCCCATCAAAACAGTGGCGCGTATGCCATTCCGGTTCCCACCGGCAATTCAGACAGGTTCTCATGATGCGCCCCCTTCAGTCGGTTTTGATGCTCGTTTTGCCTTTTCCTCGGCTATGAGCAGTTCCGCCATGCGCTGAGCCCTCGCTGGCATTCCCTCTTTCCGCCAATTGACCATGGTACGTTGGGTTACCTTCATAGCCATAGCCGAGGCGGTATCCGTGCCGAAAATCTCTTTAAGCTGATCGAGTATGTTCATGTGTTTCCCTTACGAAATAATTTCCCGCCGCGCAATGTTCATTTTTTATAGCCGGTGAGTCTTTCATAGTTGTCAAGGCCCATTAAGATGCGCATGGCCATGGCCCCGGCCTGGATTGCCTCTTCCTGAATGCGCGAAAGTTCGCCGTCCGAATAGCAGTAGTCGAGAGCCGCCTGGACTGTCTCTCCGGACTCCTCAGCGAGCACAGCGGCGGCGTGTACGGGGTCCACTGGCCAGTCGGGATAGAGTAATGAGGCACGATCCACTTCGGCCAATATAGCAAGGCTAGCCTCGGTATGTCTCATGCGAAATCCAGAAGAGATGGCCTTGAAGTCTCAGTTTCGATTTGCTGGCAATTCTTCACGGCCTGGCGGAAGTATTCCGGCTTTAATTCTATCCCGATAGCCATACGCTTCATCTTAAGGGCACAATAGGCTTCGCTGCCGATCCCGAGTCCACAGTCCTCGAAGAGTGCCGCCCGGCCCCGGGCAAGTGCCCATGCCGTTACTTCCTGCTGCCAGTCGAAAAGCTGAGTATTCAGCGAGTCCTTGGCAACCGGGAATCCAGCGGGGGGAACGATAAGGTGTTTCCCCGCGATGAACTCCGCATAGTCTTTATTCATATTTTCCATGACTCCTTCTCTATACGCACTTTTTTCAATAATCAAGAAAAAACTTCTTGACCTGGGTTTATTTTCTCATTAGACATTGGCCATCGAACGCGCACACGGCCCGAACGGTTTCAGGTCCGGCTAACCCCGGACGGGCTCAGTAGGGAGGGAGAGTAAGCGCACGGACGAGCGATCTTTGAGTTTGAGGTTTCGGAGGATGGCGGGAAACCGCCAAGGACCCAGGCGCCCAGGACAAGCGAGGACCCCAATCAGGCCATCCCGCCTCCGCCCCCGCCATCCTCCCGAGCCTCAAGCTCCCCACCTGGCCGGGATAAGGCCAGAAAAACACGGAGGAAAATATGGATTTCATAGGTAGCAATTTCGGAGCGGCCCCCTTTACCGACATCGCATCCATGCAGCTTTCCGGTGTGGACGAACAGGGCGCGAAAAATATCCATAATGCCCTGAAAGATACCATGCACAAGGTAGTCTTCACTGAGGCGAACCGGATGTGCTTTCTCCACGTTTCCAAGCCGCAGGAGAAGGACGCCAAATCCATTATCGCGGGCCTGGGCCTGAAGACAGCGGCGTAGCCCACCTGACCGGGTTGGTCAGGCCAAGGCAACACAAGGAGGGAATGTGGCTAAGAAATTTGAACTTATCACGGACTCAGCAATCGAGGTTTTTGGCCGGAAGCTTTTCCGCATCCGCGCCCTAATGGCCTTTGGCAACGTCGAAAAGGGCGAAGTCGGCGGATACGTGGAAAAAGAGGAAAATCTCGACCACTCCGGGGCCGCCTGGGTCTCCGGGGGCGCCTGCGTCTCCGGGGACGCCAGGGTCTACGGGGGCGCCTGCGTCTACGGGGCCGCCTGGGTCTCCGGGGCCGCCAGGGTCTACGGGGACGCCAGGGTCTCCGGGGGCGCCAGGGTCTACGGGGGCGCCTGCGTCTACGGGGCCGCCTGGGTCTACGGGGCCCCCAGGGTCTACGGGGGCGCCAGGGTCTACGGGGAC